TGTTTCGTTGTAGCGGTTGCAAAGATACGATTAAGTGAGCGAAAAACCAAATTTATTTGAGTTTTTATGAGCGTGAGTATCTTCGACCGCAGGTCAAAGTTAATATAAATTCTTGAAAGTCTTGCAGGAATCAGCAAGAATTATTTTCCGTTACGGTCAGGCCGTGTTTGGCGGCTTTCTCGTAGAAGTCTCGGCGGCACTCCTCGGTGGGGAACCACGCGAGGGTGCGCAGTTCCCTGCCATCGGGGGCCGTGAGGGTGAGGGGATAGACATTCTCGGTCATAGGACAGTGATGCTTAATACAGGCCATACTGCCCTACCCTTTCTCCTTTATCCCAGTCGTGCTCGTAGTAGCTGCCACGATAGCACTTGCTGCAGCACTCGCCATCGTGCTTGCAGGTGTCGCAATAACCAAACTTTCCCATAGTCGTTTACTTGTTTTGTTGTTTGATGAAATGTCTGCTGTTGATGCGCTCGTACTTCACGCTGCGGTCGAAGCGTTTGACGAGCATCCGTATTTGAGTGTCGGTCAAGTCTGGGCAATCCGCTTCCTTGAAGATGCGGGCGTCGCCCTGACGGTCGCCGAAGTTCCTGAGCGGGTGCCAGCGGCGCAGACCACGCTCGTCTTCCATGAGGACACACACCTCATAGCCGTCGTTCCAGTTGATTCCGAATTGCATAGTCGTTATTGTTTCTGTCCGTTGCTCCTGCAAGTAGTCTTGCCCGGAACACTTCGTTAAATCGTTTCTCCACGTTGGACCTGCGCCCCTTGGAGTGGTTGATCAGGCTCTTCGCCTTCAAGATACCCAGCAGGTCGTCAATCTCCTTAATGTCCTTGAACGACTGCACCACGTCGCCGTCGTTCTCTTCCATGCTGACCTCTGCGAGAATCCGCATAGCATCAGGTTTAAGATTCCTCATAGTTTGCTTGATGTTTGTTAGATTCCGATGCAGTTGATACTCTCGCACGCTATCCAGCTGGTGCCACTGGAGGTGTGGGCGGTGAGGATGCCGTCGTCGTTTATCTCCCAGGCGGGGAAGGTGGCGTCGATGACGGTGTACTGGCCGTAACCGTGGTTGATCTCGATGTTGGGGCGGCTCTCTTCGCGATCGCCGTCGTGCTCGTCACAGATGGCTGTGAGGATGCGGTGCAGTTGGTCTTTTGTCATAGTCGTTTACTTGTTTTGATGGGGGTTATTGTTCCTTGATGATTCCGCTGCCGAATGTGCCGTAGAGGTCGCTCATCATGCGCCCTACGTGGAAGGTGCTCATGCCGGGCATTGTGCGGTCGTTGCCCTCGGTGTCGTGGGCGTGGACTTCCCAGATGTCGCGCTCCGCACTGGTCTGCTTGCAGTCGAAGCGGCAGTTGCCGAACTGGTAGCTCTGTGTGCGCCCTGCGGCGGCGGCCTTGTTCAGCTGCTCGATGTAGAAGAGTGATGACCACTCCCAGTTTTCCTTTTGCTTTTGATTTTTCTTTCCCATAGTCGTTTACTTAAATCAGTTTTGCTTCCTTGCCCTCAAACCATTCGTCGTACTTGCTGGCGGGGCAGTAGCCGGCAAGTGCGTTCAGTAGGATTTCGGCAGCGTGCAGCCGTCCGCCGTCGTCGCCGCCCTCTTCCAGCCATGTCTCGTAGGCTTCGTAGTCATCGTCGTCGCCCACGATGCAGTGACCGTCCACGTGCAGGCCGTCGAGGCAGCTCTTGAACTTCCGTTCGCCCGCCGGTGTCAGTTTAATGTCGCCGAACACTACTGCGATGAAACAGTCAGTGCCGTCAACGCTCATGTCGATGTCGTCTTCCTCGCGGTTCTTCAGGTGGATGAACTCGCGCAGTGTCAGTTTTTCTTTTGTCATAGTCGTTTACTCGTTTTACTCGGTTAAATACTTACTTCTTGCAGCACCACTGTATGAACCACAGCCATGCGAAGAAGCCCATTATCCAATTCTCGATCATTCGTTACTTGTTTTTAGGGGTTAATATTGATTAGATATTGTTTACGATACAGTCTGTCTCAAAGATACATTCTGCAATCAGTTGGTTGCGCTCAACGGGGTCCTCCACACCATCGAGTATTCCGCTGAATGGCGCAAGATATTCACGGATTTTTTCGTCATCATACCTCGTTACGTCTATCTCGTCCTGGTACCAGTCGTCAACACCAGTCTCGTCGTTCAGATAGTCGAGAGCACGCAGCCTTGTGCAGAGCGAATCTCTTATCAGTTCGAGATCCTTCAGCTGTATATACTCAAATGTGGTGTCGTTTACCTTACGGCAATACTGAAAGTTATCCTCGTCAGTACACACCCACTCATTCCTGTCAAAGTGGATGGTGTTGTCATCATTGAATCTGTTGTTGAACCAGTTGAAATTTGCCATAACCTTTTGTTTTTAGGGGTTAAACTTTTCTTAATCTTTGTGCCACTCGGTCGTGATGTACTCGGTGAGGATGGTGCGGTTGTCGTTGTCGAGCTCGCGCCAGAACATCTGCATGGCGGCCTTGCTGCCGTACTTCTCGTAGCAGCAGTCCCACTTCTCTTGCAGGTGCTGACGGTTGCAGTGGGCCTTGGGGTGGCGCACCATGTAGTCGAGCCACAGGTTCTCGTCGTCGTAGTCCATGCACCAGTCGCTCCAGAGGGCGATGATGTCCTTCGCCTGCTGCACGGCGGCGGCAGCGGACTGTTGCTTGTCCTGCGCCGCCTGCTCCAGCCAGCGGGCTATGTTCTGCAGCGTGTCGGTAGGCAGGCTTTCGGGACCCACCTGTACCTCGGGCAGGTTGGTGAAGTCCACGAGGAAGGTGAGTGGCGTGGGGTCATCGGCGTTGTAGTGCATGGCGAACACGAAGCCCTGTTCGTCCGTGCCGTCGTCGAAGTAAATAGGCACAAAGTTCAGCCCGTCGCACACGGGCTTCTTGCCGAAGTTATACAGGTCGATGCCTATCTGCCCCGGTGTGAGGCGGCTCTCGCTGATGCGCAGCGGCTCCGGCTTTATCCTGCCCTTCAGGTAATAGTTAGACACTGTGGCCACGAGGTCGGTGAGATACTGGATGGCCTGCTGCTTGTCGTTCTGCTGGTCGATGACCTGGTTCTTTGTCTTGCTCATAACTTGAATTGTTTTTGTTGGGGTTATTGTTTCATTTTCTTCTCCATCTCTCGCTGTTCGGCCTTGTTTACCCAGCGGATGATGTCAGCATCGTGGCAGTCCTTGGCAGACACCAGCCAGCCGTCGGCCTTGGCCTTCTGGATAACGTCGTTGGCGTATGTCTGCTCCACGTGGTCGAAGTTATAGATTTCTCCGGCCCGCTTGGTGTCGATAGACAGGCGGTTCATCAGGATGTGCCACACGGTGCCCTCGTTCTTGTAGAGGTTTCGACGCTTGGTAGTGGTCAGCTCCTGCAGCACCTGATTGGCGGTTGCGTCGAAGGTCTGGTGGTAGAGTTGCATCTCGTCGGCGGTGCTGGTGGTGACGATGACGTCGCGGTAGTCGTCGGTCTTGTAGTGGCGGAAGGTCTTGGCTCCGGCGAAGAGTCGCCCCACTGCGTCCACCTCGTCGGCCTTTACACATCCGCTGATGTTCTGCGGATGGCAGTAGAGTTTCTGATTGTCCTTCGTCAGTTGCGGACATGAGCCAGAATGTTCTTTGCGCCATGCTTCGTCAACCAGCACCCATCCTGCAGCCAGCAGTATAGCTACCACCTCGTCGAAATACCTGCGAGCGTTCTCACGTCCCTGCTGACGCTCCTTCTCGTACTTGTCGCTGTAGCCGAAAGTGTAGGTGTAGAATGGCACTTCTATGCGGTAGTACACGTTGCGCAGCACCTCGCGTCCGAATCCTCGCTGTGGGTCGTGCGGCTCATGTCGAGGTGTCATGTCGATAACGATTTCGTTCATTCCGTTGGGATTTTCTTTGGTGATGATTGTACTCATAACTTGAATTGTTTTTGTTGGGGTTTAATTGGGGTTGAAATGGGATTGGAAAAGTGATCTCTCAATCCACTTGCAAAGTGATCTCTCAATGCAGTTGCAAGGTGATCTCTCAATGCAGTTGCAAGGTGATCTATCATATCGGTTTTGAAGCGGTATGATATAGGCGTTCAGAGGCCGACCCTCGGTCGGGTTGGCAAGCCGAGCGAGGGTTGGGTTAGCAAGCCGACCGAGGGAAGGGGTTTAGTCCTCTTCCTCGTCGTCGTCATCGGGCTTGGGAGTATAGTTCTCGTATGCCGTGATGTACTCCTTCGCCATCTTGTAGAGCGTGTGGCGGTAGGGTTCCTCATACTGGTTCAACACTTTACCTTTTTTCAGGTCTTCGATGCACTCGCCGAAGTCGCTGGCGGTGCCTTCAAATCTGCAATAACTCATGTATGCCATAGTCGTTTCGTTTTATTTCGTTAGTCTGCATAGCAATCAAGAAGCCAGTCCGTCATTTCCTGTTCCAGCCATTTGCAACAGGCCATGATGTCGTGCTTGAAGTTTTTTGTCACGTTATACTTGTCGTCGCCCATAGCTTCCACTACGTCATTGAGCGTAGGGGTGTTGATGGTGTGCTTGTTGAAGAATACGACGCACACGTCATCGGCATTGCGGTGCTCGTATACCACCCAGTTACCTTGACGGTCGGGGTGTTTCCATGAACGAAGGCTGAACACATAGCCCTGCTCACGGCAGTTTTCGTAGCGTCCGACGTGAATCCATGCGTCATAGCGGCGTGCCTTCGTGTCGTAGTCGCTTGCGTCAAGGATAAACTCGTTGTGGCCACGCAGATAGGCCAGCACCATCTGAGCCTGCCAGCAGGCTCCGTCGTTCATGTACTGTTCGATGCTTGTTGTCATAATCGTAATGTTTTAATTCGTTTTAATTCGTTTAATTAGTGAAATTCGTGTTCGTTATAAAGGGCATCAGAAAAGTTAGTGGACTTTCTTCCAGGAGAAAGTCCACTAACTTCCAGAGGATAGTCCACTTTCTTCTGGGGATAGTCCACCCCGTGTTTATGCCGCCTGCTTCAGCCCGCCGTCGCTCTCGGAGGCGCTGTCTTCCGACGATGAGCCGCCAGAAGACTTCTTGCCGTTCATCTCGGCATTGATCTTGCGGTCGAGCTTGGCGAGGTCGGCCTTGGCGCGGCGCAGCTCGTCCTCCTTGGGCCACGTCTGCTTCAGCAGTTCGGCGAGTTGGCGGATAGTGACGTTGTTGTCGGCTATCCACTGCTGCCAACTGGCGATGCGTCGGGGCAGCTCCTGCAGACAGCGCAGGGCATACTCCGCTGCCAGTCGGGGCGAGAGGTGCGACAGCTTGCCGTTGTTCACGGTGTGCAGGATGCGCTGGCCCTGCAGCGAGAAGAGGTTGGTGTATTCCATCGACTCGTTGCCGTCGGCGTCGCGGACTTTCTGCTCGTTGGTCTTCACCATGAGGTCGAAGCCGTAGAGCGAACCTATCTTCAGGCGGACACCCTGCGTGCGGGCTGTCTGCTCGATGCGCCACAGCCGTTCACCGAGGGCTTTCTGCTGTCCGGCATAGTCGAGGGGCTTGCCGTTGGCATCGGTCTCGGGCACGGTGAAGCCGTCGAGCACCAGCATGTTCAGCACCTCACCCTGCTCGCCCAGCTGCTTCCTTGCGTCGTACAGCTGCTGGTCGGCCTGTGCATCCCGGACATCCTGCTTCAGTCGCTCCACGTCTTTCTGCAGCCGGTCGCGGCGCTCCTCTGCCTGTCGCTGGTCGCGGTGGAAGTTCTTGCGCTCCACCTCTAAGGCGGCAATCTTCTTGTCGAGCTTGGCACGCTCCAGCAGGTCGGTGTTGCCGGAGAGGATAGCCATATACTCGGCAAAGTTCATGTTGCCCTTCTCGTCCATCGAGCCCTCGTCGAGGGTACGCTTGCCCAACTGCCCCTGCTTCAGCTGCTGGATGAAGGTCTGCTTGCAGTGCAGCAGGTTGAACTTATAGGCATCCAACGACCGCTTCACGGCGTAGATAATGACATCCACCTTGTTGTCGCCATAGTCGCGGGCTATCACGTTACCCTTACGCACGGCCCTGCCGTCGCGCTGCTCCAGGTCGGCTGGGCGCCAGGGTGTGTCGAGGTGATGCACCGCCACGACTCGCTCCTGGGCGTTCACTCCCGTGCCGAGCATAGAGGTAGAGCCGAAGAGGATGCGCACGTCGCCGTCGTTCACCTCGTGGATGAGCTTCTTCTTCTTCGTGTCGCAGCGGGCCTCCTGGATGAAGCGTATCTCGCGGGCCGGTATGCCGTAGTCCTCCACCAGCTTGCGCTTGATTTCCTCGTAGATGTTGAACTTCCCATCGTTCTGCCACGTTGAGAGGTCGCTGAAGATCATCTGCGTACCCTTCACATCCTCGAACTTGTGATAGTACTGCGCTACCATCTTGGCGCACATGCTCGCCTTGCTCCGTGGGTGGTCGCCATACGCCGGGTCAATCAGCCGCATGTCGAGCGACATCTTGCGGGCGAGGTCCGTTGCGTAGAGCATCTTTGCCATCTCCTGCTGCTTCGTCGGGTTGTCGATACCTATCAGCGAGAAGTCGCCGGTCTCTGCAAACTTCATCAGCGTGTGGATAAACTCCGCCTGGTCGGGGGTCGGCTCGATGTGCATCAATCGTGCGTACTTGTCGGGGCGCTCTATGCCTACGTCCTTCGCCGTGCGGTAGTCGGTGATTTCATTATAGAACTGCGCCAGCTCCGGCACCTTGATAAAGTAGCGGAACCGCTCCTTCAGCACAATCTGGTTGGTCAGTCCGAACTCATACTCCTGCGTCTTGCGGGTGAAGATAGCCGCCCAGGCATCGAAACAGGTGATACCCTGCTTGGCCATCGCCTTCGGTCGCAGATAGCGGAACAGGCTGTACAGCTCCGTCAGGCTATTCGTAATCGTCGTGCCACTGAGGAACGTCGCGCCGAGGTCGCGCCCCGTGCGCTGCTGAATGGTGCGGATAGCCATCAGCAGATTGTAGGCTCGCTTCGAGCCCTCCGAGTTGCCTAAGCCTGCCACACGGTCGTGACGGGTGGTGAAGCCCAGGTTCTTGAACTGGTGGCTCTCGTCGATGAAGATGTGGTCGATGCCCATCATCTTGAAGTCCACCACGTTGTCAGTGCGCTTGCGAATAGCGTATTGCAAGTCCTGAAGTTTCGATTGCAAGTTGGCCTTCTTCTTCTCCAGACCGCGCTTCAGGCGGCTCGATACGCTGTCCCACGAGCCATAGAGTGCGCTCAGGCTCTCGTTCAGGTGGTTCAGCTCCTCACGTATCACATCGGCCTGCACCTCGTCCGACTGCGGTATAAAGCCGAACTGGTCGTGGCTCATGATTACTACGTCCCAGTCGTTGTTCTTCATGCGGTTGAAGAAATTCTCACGCTCCCGTCCTGAGTAGTCGGCATGCTTGGCATAGAGCACACGGGCCTTGGGGTAGGCCGTCATGTAGGTCTCAGCAATGGCAGCCACGTTGGCTTTCAGTCCGATGATCATCGGCTTGTGACAGAAGCCCAACCGCTTCATCTCGTGGGCAGCGAGGCACATGATAAGCGTCTTGCCGCTGCCAACTTCGTGGTCGCAGATGCCGCCGCCGTTCATCACCAGCATCCAGATGCAGTCCTCCTGGCTCTTATAGAGACCGCCACTCACCTTCTTGCCGTCCTTATACACCGGCTGCGGTATGCCGTACTTCTGCTCCAGCCCCGCCCAGTCGATGCCGGGGAACCGCTGGTGCGAGCCGTCGAACTGCGGCTTCACGTGGCAATTAAAAAGTCTGTTATACTTCTCAGCCAGTCCGTCGCGCAGTGTCTTCGGCTGTCGCAAGAGCCAGTCCTGATAGCCCTGCCGGATTTCCTCAATCAGCGTGTTAGCTTTCTGTGTGGCCTCCGGGTCCTCGTCCTTCGCATAGCTCTTGCCCTGCTGAATCTTGCGCCCCATCTCGTCGCGGCGGTACTTCATCATCTTCGGACAGGAGTTCTGCAGTGCATGCACCAGCAGATCCATACCGTCGAGCGACTGGCTCGCCTCGCTGCTCACGGCATACTGCGTATATATTTTCTCATTGCCACGGTCGCTTGCACAGGCATACTGGTCGAGGTTGCGGTCGTACTTCACCGTCACCTCCACCTTGCATCCGTAGCCGTCGCCCTCCATCGAGAAGAACTCCGAGGCAAAGTCCTCATAAATCTTCGTATCGACCCATCGTTCACCAAGGTTAAAGTCCAGCTCGTCGAAGGGGATAGGCTCAGGGACGGCAGCCCGCAGGGCAGCGAGCGCCTTCTGCGCTCTCGCCAGTTTCAAGTTCCAAGTTTCAGGTTTCAAGTCCTTTGCGCCAGGCTCGCCACTTGAAACTTGAAACTTTGAAACCAGCGCTTCAATGCGCTCTATCTTCTCAATCACATTCCCGCTGATAAAGCGAGCCTTAATCTCCCACTCCTCGCTCAGGGGATTGAAGTATATCTCCCCCTCCAGCTCGTCGCAGATTTCCTCCTCGCTCTTCCCCGTCAGCGCAGCCATATAGCGCACGTCGGGCTTGCCGTAGTCGTTCAGCGATTGTGCCAGCGCCTCGTGACTGTCTGTCACGCTGTGCATCTCGTCCGTCGAGAACGCCACCGGCCTGTCGAAGATGTCAGCCTTGCACCACTTGCCGCAGTCAAACACTTCCAAGGAATAAAGCTCTTTCGATACAAGTTCAATATCGTGCTTGTGGATATCGTTCTTGCAACCGTTTATTGGGCCGAACATACCCACATATTCATCGTATGCGCTATTGAGTGCCTCACGGAGTTCTGTATTCTCCTCCATCTTTGTAGCCTCGTAGTCATACAACTGCTGGTACAGGCTGTATATCATATTCAGCTTCGTTACCTTTGGTGTCTGTCTGCGAAAGCTGTCCCATTGTGCTTGCGACATATCCTCATTGAAAGCACTCTTCTTACCATCGCTCTTGCGCTCCTGCTTTGCGCTCTTGCGCTCCGTTCCGTTCTTGTAGTAATCACTCCCCTCGCCTTTCGGAGAGGGGTCGGGGGTGAGGCCTTTCTTCAGGTCCTTACTCAGCACCTCGCCCAGCTGCTGTGCAATGCCAGCCACCCCGTCGCGGTGCTGATACACAAACGCCCGCTTTCCATAGGCATCCGTATCAACCGTCCACGCCGTAGCAATCACCCGCTCCGGCCACATGTCGAAGTACATATTCGTCGGGCATCCCCCGTCCTCATACTGCGTCAGCAGCATCGTCTCTTCCTCGGTCAGCTCGCCACGCTGGCTGTCCTTCTGCATCACTAAGAGGTCGGTGCCCACTTCGGTACCGCTCTCCTTGAACAGGTTGTTCGCCAACCTGTAAGCCCCGACAAGCCGTGCCTGCTTCAGCGCCTCGCCTATCTGCTCGCCGTCGCGGTTCAGGTAGTTACTGGTGATGATATACGCCAGCACCCCACCCTCTCGCAGGCAGTCCAGTCCTTTCAGCACATAGTAGCGGTGGATCATCTTTGCCGCATCCCTGCGAATCTGGCTCTTCGAGTTCGTATAGTCAGGATCAAACACGCGGATATCCCCGAAGGGAACATTCGTCGCCACCAGGTCATACTTGCCCAACTCCGAAGCCGGGATAGTCTCGAAGCCAGCGACACGGATGTCAGCAGTCGGCCCGTCAAAGCGCCGGCCCAGCATCAGCCCTGTCAGCAGGTCTTTCTCATACATCGTCACATGGATATTCTTAGAGAACTTATCGCCGTTGTTTGTGTGGATGCCCATCTCCATGCCGAACACGCCCATGCCAGCTGCAGGGTCGAGTATGTTGAAGAAAGCCTTGCTGAACTTGCCGCTGATAAACGCGCTATATCCTATCGCCTTCGCCACGGTTTCCACCACCTCGCCCGGCGTATAGTACGCCGTCAGCGTGCTCGCCTTCAGGCTCTCCACCCACTGCTGATACTCCCGCTCGCTGCTGCTATACTCCTTTAAGATGTTGTGCAGCTTTACTGTCAGTTCGTAGTACTGCAAGTCGCTCTTGCTCCATACGCTCTTCTCCAGCGGGTTCAGCACGAACGTCATCCCCCCGAAGCCTGTGTACTTGCTCAGTATCTCTCTGTCATACTCACTCGTCGAAGTCATCGCATGCTGCAGTGCCTCGATGTTGTCACGCAGTCGTTGTAATTTGCTCATATCTCGCTTGTCGTTTTAAATCGTTAATAACTCCTATAGTAGTCTCTGCAAGCCGACGAATAGTCGTACTTGATTTGCCCCTTGAATGCCCCGTATGGGTTCTGGCATCTGCCGTATGGATCAAGCCCTGCCGGAATATTCATGCAGGGCTTGAAGTATTTGCAGTTTCCACACATATTCTCGCCCTCCGTTTTATTGCTCGTTTCTCTTGAAGTCCTTGCAGGGTGAGAGTATCTGCTCCACCTCGCCGAATTTCTCAAACACGAATGCTGCCACGCGGCACACATACTCCGTCTTCACGTAGCAGTCCATATAGACGTGCCAGTTCAGGGCGATAACGCCCGGCTCTATTCTCTCGTCTACGAATACGTCCGAATCGTAGCCGTCGTTCTCTTCCCGGAAGTGCTCGTTGATAGCCTCCGAAATCATGTTGCAATAATCTGTCTCGTTCATAATCTTGCTTGTTTTGATTTTGTCTGTTGTTAATTGCTAATCATTCACGCCGCCACGCGGCGCTTCAGTTCGTCGAGCGTCACCACGGGGATGTCGAGTGCCTTGGCCTGCTTCAGCTTGGCCGGCCCTACGCCTCGCCCCGGTACGTTGGCCGTGCCAACAACCAGATAGTCCGTCGATTTGTTCAGTTCGCTCTTCACCGTGCAGCCCATGCCGATGATGGCCTCACGCGCTGCCGTCCGTCCGTAATGTCCGATGGCGCTCTCCGTGAAGCACCCGCTGATTACCACGTTCAGTTTCTCTTTTGCCATAGCCTCAATTCGTTTTAATTGTTAATCACTTTCACCTTCATGCCCTTCTTCTGCAGGGCATCGTTAATCAAGCCCGTCACATTCTGCTTGTCGCCGAGGGCAGAAAGCACCAGTCCGCAGCCCTTTATCAGTTCGTTGACGACACCCGCTATATAGCAGGGGAAGTTGGTATAGGCATCTTCGCGGAATTTCTTCATCAGCGTTTCCACCGTGTACGTTCCATGCAGTTCGCCGGCATCGTCGGCGTGTCTCAGCGTGACCTTATAGAGCCATCGTCCCTTGCTGTCGCCGAGCCACTTGATGCGCTCACACCATTTCACACAATACAGATTGCCGAACATCATCATCTGTTCGGATGTCGCCTTAACCTTAATGTCACTCTCCATAGTCTCAATTCGTTTTATTGGGTTAATAACAATACCCGTCGGGGCTGATGGCACCGTCGTCCACAAGGCGGTCGAACACTTCGGCCAACTGCTCGTCCTTCAGGTAGGGGTTCAACACTTGGATGATGGTCTTCGCATCCAGTTCGTCCTCCATGTACTTCAAAGCCTGCGATGCCTTCCATTTCTCTGTCATAGTCGTAATTCGTTTAATCGTTTATACCGTCACTGTCTTCTCTACCGCCGTGCCCAGTTCCAGCTCCACCGCATAGCCGCAGGTCATCAGGCACCTGGTCGGCAGGCTATACGTCTTGTCGCCCTCCACCTTCGCCGCTATCTGGTCTATCAGATAGGCGAAGTCCGTGATGTCAAGCCAGTCTGCGCAGTCCTCATCCCAATCGCTCACATCCTCAATACAGTCCTGGACATACACAAATGCCTGAAAGTGCAGCTTGCCTTCATCGTCGATCCAGATGCGTGTCACACCAAGGTTCTCAGGTTTATAGTCGGCATTGTCGCTCACCACTATACGGCACAGTGGCACGTCGCCCTCCGCGGCTATCTCTTTCTCCGGCAGCAGCTCCAGCGCCGCCTTCACCTCTGCCACAATCATCTTGTTCAGCGCATCCAGTATGCCGCCGAAATCATGTCTAATCATCTTTGCCATAATCTTGAATAATTTTTTAATTAAATTTTTAACTAATTTCTCGCCGACAGGCGACCCGATTACTCACGCCGCCTGCTTCACTTTCTTCTTCGTAGTCTTAGCCTTCACATAGCTCGTATGCTCAAACACATACCGCACTGCCGTGCCGATATGCACCCGCCGTGTGCCGTCGGCCTTCAGCGTCGAGCGGCATAGCGTAGCGTCCTCGTCACCGACACTCACGCCCACCATCAGGTGCAGCATCGTCCAGTCGTCGTCGCTGACTGTCACCTCGTCGTCGATGTCGCCCTGGCTGAACGCCTCCGCCACGCCGCCCAGCTGCTGCAATATCCGCGCCTTCGTCAGCACGTTCATCTTGCGGTTGAAGTCGGCCACGTTGATAGTCACCTTGCCAAAGCGCTCCTGCCACGGTGTAGGCTCCGTCAGCTGCAGCCAGTCGTTGAAGAGGTCGGCAGCAACGACCACCTCCACCACCGTCGGCCCGTCCTCCCATGTCACCGATGTCTCGCCGTGTCGGTTGGTCTTAATGGTGAACGTCACCCCTGGGAACTTCGCCCTGAGCACCGCCTTCAGGTTACTCACGGCCACCGTCTGCTGCTCCGCGTCGGTCAGTCCCCGGCTGATAGTAATCAGCTTCGGCGCCCACTCGTCTATCAGCGGCCTTTGCTCCGCCTCGATCCTCGCCTTGCGCTCCGCCTCGATACGAGCCTTCTCTTCTTCTTCCTGCCGCATACGCTGGTAGATGCGGTGCAGATGGTCGCTGAACATCACCTCGTAGTAAGGCATCACGTAGTAATCAGCGACAGTCGGGTCGCCCTTGGGGTTGCCCATCACGCAGTAGTCACCCTGCCAGAACAGGATGACCTTTGTCACACGCTTCTCCTTGATGTTGTTGGCAGGGTCGGCACGCTGAATGGTTTCCCATCCGCCATGCACACCGCCATTGGGGATATAGGCATCGGGGCAGAAACTGTCGAAGCACTCCCAGTCGGGCACCCTCACCACCATCTCAACCATCACCACCGTCTCGTCGGCCACACCGTTACGGATAGCCTGCCGCAGCACGTCGTCCATCGTCGGGTTGAACATATCTGTAAACATGTTCTTCTTGATACATCGGGCATAGATGAAGTCGCCGCAGTGAATATTCTTGTGGCTCTTCGTCCGGTTCTTCCGTGCTTGCTCCAGCACCTCGGCCAGTCGGTTACGTTCGCGCTCCTTACGCTCCCGTTCCTCTCGCTCCCGGCGCTCCCGCTCTCTCCGCTCGCGCCCTCTTGCCGACTTGGTATAGTCGCCGTTCAGCTCCGCCTTGCGCTCCTCATACTGCTGCTGCATCTCCTGAAACTTAGCCGTAGCCTCCGGGTCGTTAGGGTTCCTGTCAGGGTGCATCTTAATCACGAGCCGCCGGTGCTCCTGCTCCAGCTGCTCGTGGGTCATACAATTAGCAAAATATTCCATATTGATTTCAAGTTTCAAGTTTCAAGTTTATGCCGCTGTCCGATAGTGCTTCAGCAGTGCCTCCCGCAGCCGCTCCGCAAACGTCGGCTCGTTGCTGGCGGTAGCCGCTCCCCTCCCATCAAGGGGAGGGGTTAGGGGTGGGGTCTGTATCTTCCCCGCCTTGGTAGCCTTCGCCTTGGGCTTTGCTTTCTTCGTAGCCGCTTTCTTCTTCGCAGGCTTCACGTCGATGTCGGGGATGTCCGCCCACCGCTCGCCGTCCTTATAGCAGAAGCGTACCTTCTGCAACAGGCTCGGGCTGCACATCCGATACGTCACGTCAAAAACATCATCGGCCCTGAAACTGCACCCGAATCCCAGCGTCTGGTCGCCCTGCGGGTCGTAAGGCAGGAACATACTCATCGTCTCGCTCTTCGCATCGTACTTCGCGCCCTCGATGCCCTGTCGGTCGAACACATCCCAGTATTCGCAGCTACCAAGGTCGAACATGATAAACCCCGTAGGGCTCTTGTCGGGTTCACGCATCCACGGCAAACCCATCCGCACGTCCTTCATCGTAAACGTACCCTCGTTGTTGCTCCGCATGCAGTGTTCCCACATCCATGCACACTGCCGCAGCAGCGACAGCGCAATCCTGTTGTTAAATGCTCTCTGATCATCCACGGGCTTCGTCTTAGCCTTGCCTTTCGCCTTGGCCTTGGTCTTTCTCTTCGGCTTCTCAGGTTCAGGCGGAACGTCATCGCTGTCCATGCCAATCACTTCGTTTATCAGCTTCGCTCCTTCGTCGCCATAGTGCTCACGGATGCAGTCGTCCATGCTCTGCCCCGCATCCTCATAGTTGCCGTGCTTCTTGTGCAGCCACTCGTCAAACTTCATGATGTCGATGCACAGCTGCTTAGAGGCAACCGACATCAGCCCGTCGTAGAACGGCTTGAAGCCGATGCCGAACACCGCCATAAACTTGTCGCCCAGTTTGTTCAATTCTGAAAATTTGTACATAGTCTGTCCTCCTATTGTTTGAGTTTATACACTGTTGCTGCTCTCCTGTCGCTTACGGTAGCCAGCCGTATAGGCTCCGCTTCGTCGTGGCGTAGCGACACCACCACCAGATTGCCGAAGAGGTCTCGGCACAGACGGCTCATAGGGTCGTGCCTGAGCACCACCACCTGTCCTTCGTCCAAGGCCCGGTCGATAGATTTCTTCGTCATAGTCGTATCTGTTTTTAGAACTCGTCAACAAATCCGTAGAATACTCCGTGCGTACCGTGGCGTTGTATCAGCCCGGCCAGCACTTCCTCCTTTGTAGTATCGTCGGTCAGGGTGTTAAACCTCACCGACTCAAAGCCCGGTGCCTTATAGCCGTAGGGCCTGAAGCATATCGTAACGATAGCCCCTGGAGGGCACGTCCTGTTGTGGATGTTCTCGTCGTCGCGCTCTGTGCGGAGTCCGAACTTGACGTCCTGTCCGCAAATTTTCTCTGTCCAAGTCTCCATAGTCGTATATTTTTTAGGGTAAATAATCGTAACTAAAAACGGCTGCCATGCTTCCCAGCATAGCAACCGTATCAACATTCAAAATCAATTCGCCCAGCCGGAGCACCCGGCATAGGCATTACAAGTTATGAAAACGTCGTTTGAGCCAAATGACCAAAGCGAAGCTCGCTTCGGCTTTGGCATGGCGTAGACGTTTCGGCGATAGCCAAACGCTTTTGTTTCTTTGGGTCGCTTCGCTCAAAATTTACTAAAAATTAGACTAAAAATTTTCAGAATAATTTTCGGATAATTTCGAGGAACGTAGTGACGACCCAATAAATAGTTCCCACGGTCGCATCAAAGCACAGGTCACAGCCGCCGTGGGATAGTAGTCAAATCTTCGCAATGATATCCTGAAACTCGACGCTCTCGCTCCACCACTCCTCGGAGAGGTGGCCGTGCTCCTCGCCCCACTCTTCCAGCAGGTCATGCACCTCGTCGTCATAGTCCGTCTCGATGGGCCGGCGCTGCTCGTAGCACACGTTCACCTGTGCCTTGACCACTGCCACCTTGTCAGGTCCCAACTGCTCACGGACATAGGCCAACGCATCCCGCAGGTCATCCCATTCCTCGTCAGGCTCATCCTCACACTCGCTCACCTCCGTCACTTCGCGCTCCCAGATGGAGTCGTAGTGCTGCAGGTAGTACGCTTCCTCGCGGGCCGTCTTCTCCATAGCCTGCTTCTCCGCCTGCTCCGCGCTGTCGGCTTCCACTTCCACCGACACCGCCACAAGCATAGTCATTCTCACTTCAAATCTCTTCATAGTCTCGTTGTTTTAATTGTTAATCCACCAAAAGCTCACATAGAGTACGTTGCCATCACGCTTGAACTCTACCTCGGCGGAGTCAGGCTCGACGCAGTTGTCCTTCAGTCCCGTCTCCCACTCACGGAAGATGCCCTCATAGTAGCGGAAGAAGTCGTCACGCATAGAGAAGAAGTCCGTCGTAGTCGGACAGGCCTTCAGCTCGATACGGATGGTGTTGCTCGACTCGCTCCACTGTGCATCGACGATGCAGTCCAGATAGAGGTTGTCGCAGTCCACCTCCACAAAGCCCAGCATGTGACTCTTGCTGCCTTTCATGTCGTCGCACTCATAGCAGCCCTGGAACACCTCGTCCCGCAGGCTGTCGTCAATCAGATTCTTGCCGTCAAACGGCGCCGCAATCTTTTCCATAATCGTTACTTGTTTTAATCGTTGTTACTCATACGAATAGAAGGCGCCGGCTGTGATGGCCTTGCCGATGTTAGTGTACTGCTCGTCCATAAGCTGCTCTTCTGTCAGTTCCTGCTCCGAGCCGTCAATCTCGTTCTCAATATAGAACTTGCCCGTCTTAGGGCTGTAGTCCACGAACTTTGAACTGCGTGCCCCGTAGTTCAGCTGAATAAAGAAGTCATGCACTGCATTTCCTATCATCTCTTTCAACTGCTCCGTTGTCTTTACCTGTGTCATAATCTCTTTAATCTTTTCAAATTGTTTGTTTAATAGACTGCCCCAGCGGACTGGCATAGTACTTTAATTGCTTGATGATACACGAGCGTGGAAGCCCGAGCTCGTAAGGCCGCCATCTTATTGATGGCCGCCATACTGAGCTGGGCTTATCATGTGCTCGTGCTCTGAATCCTTCCGCTCTGCAATCTCGTATAGGCTGTATGCGCAGCCGTCTCTCACATAGATTCCGCTTGCCGCCCTTGGCGCATAGCTTTAAGTTGCCGATATGATCCGGTGTAACAACCCTGGATGTTACTGGGAGGTGCTCCCAGTATAAATCCAGGGTGATTGTGAACCGGATGATTAAAATCCCGGACGTCTTGCGGTCGTATTTTCCCTGCGCTGGGGTGCTCCTGCTCTACGGATACGGCATATAGGCTTTAGCACTTTGATGTCAACAGTGAAATACGAAGGCGGTTCCAGCCGTCGTATAACAATAGGGATACGACGGCTGGCCCCGCCTTCCCTTATTTACTGTTTACTAAATCTCTCCGCCTTGCAGGTTTGTGGCCACTATGCTGTGGCATAACCGTGTGCTCCGTGCATGGTGCGTCAAGTCTTTAGAGGGTCGATGTAGTTCAGGATGTTTCTGTAACTCATCAGATGCCAGCGTGAATCAACGCTGGCATCAGATAGAGCTACAGAATACAACATCCTGACACGCTAAATCTCGCACGTCTCACTCGGTCGTTCTTGCGGCGCACGCCGCTTCCATCCATCCGTGCCCGGTGTGTAGGCTCTATAGCTTCGATGTGTCAACCGGCTGGAGGCGGTAGCGATGACTTCAGCCCACAGGGAATGTCCCTGTCGGCTGAGTCATAGCACGGCCTATTGTTGCCGGTTGGCCTAAATGTTGCACGGCCTGATGGGTCATAGTCCACACTGACTTTGCTCCGCCTTGCAGCTCGGCATAGGGCTATACTCTTGCGATGATAGGTGATCCGACGCAAGAGATTGGTCCTCGAATACGTTGTGTTCGACGGACCATCTCTGTTCAGACGGATCACCCTGAAATGTCGCCGCCCTGCGGAGCGTGATGGCCGTATGCGCAGCCCATAGAGACCTATCGTCTGTTGTGGTTGATGCGGGCGGCCTTAGCGTCATGCCACTCTTTCATCTTCCCTTCGATGTCGATGCCGTTCTCATCTATCATCTGCTTCATCAAGCCGAACAGACGCCAGCCCTCGCCGTCGTCATAGGCTTCAGCGGCACGCTCCAACAGTGTCAGACCTGCCACATCGCGCTGATAGAAGTCGTTGTCCTTTGGGAACGTGCATCCGTGGAAGCGCAGCAGGTTCTGCATCGTGGCGTAGGCACCCATGCCCTTGTAGGCATCCTTCCAATCGGCACACTGCGTATAGCGCCAGTCACTTGTTGGGCAGGCTCTCCAGAAATTCTTGACGGCCTCGTACAACTTCTGCGGAGTCTTTGCCTCTGCAATGGCATAGATAGCCTGTCGGACTGGTGTGATGAGCTTCTTCTCAATGTCGGTCAGGAAGTAGTGCTTGTGCTGCACCGTCACATACGGCACACCCTTGCACTTATGCTTCGGACGGCCCATGGCATCCTCGCGCAGCTGCTTCACGTAGTCGTGGGCCATAGCGAGGGCGACGGTCTGGTTAAACCAGCGGTTGCGTGCGTTGTAGTTCTCCATGTCCTTACCGTAGAGCTTGGCCTGCACGCGCAGCTCCTCCACCAGCATCTCCCACTGGTAGTCGTAGCCGTGGAGCTTCACCCACTCCGTAAAGCCCCACTTCCACATCAGCCCATGGAACACCTGCGACATAATCCATCTGCGGAACAGCGATCGGTTGG